GGGTATGCAGCTTGCTTGTCGTCTGTTGTCGCGCCAAGGTAATTCGACGGTATGCACAACATTGCCACCAAAATACAAGCGGCTAAAAGTTCCTTGGTCTGTGCTGTTTCCACGTTTTAGGGTAACAATCATTTATCAAGTTTTTTGAAAAGAAGCCCAAGCGTGTCGTCAACCTTATTAAAACCTCGGTGCATATCGCCTTTAATGTCGGCTATTGCTTCTTTGAAGTCGTCACGTCTGACAAAGTCATCGTGCATCTTTTGGTCTATGTCTCTCAAATCTGACTGTAGGCGGTCTTGGTTGCTTTTAATGTCTGCCCGCATACTGGTAATGGCTTCCCAGATAATCTTCATTACCCAGCCAAACGCCGCCCCAGCCGCTGCGAACACCCAGTTAATCAACTCTTGTCCCATTTATCTGTCCAGACATACGGCAACAAGTTTATATTCTTTGACCTCTTTCATCAGCTTTGCTTTAGCTTGTTCGCAAGTTTGTTGAGAACCGTGCACCGTGGTTATTGGTTGCGTTATCGCGCCATTGGCCATTATAAAAAAGCTGATAAGGTATGTCATTTTTCCACTCGGTTTAATCGTTGCTCTATTTGAGCAATTTTAGCAGTGGTGAGCTGATCTGTGACTTTCAAATCCATAATATGCTGATCGAGCACGTTTTGACGCTGTACGACTTCCTTACCTAGCCTTACCGCGTCTTCGAGTTGAGCTTTGAGCCCAGAAGCCTGCCAGCCAGCATAGAAAAGGGTAGCGGCCAGCGTTCCAGCCATACCCATGAGCCATGTGAAAGGCACCTCATACTTAACAACCAATGAACGGTTTGCCTTTTCGACCATGTTTTCTATACCTGCACGCAAATACCTCAAATAGTACATTTTTATCTACTGTCGGGAAATGTAAATAATACCTCTTTACAAAGTAGAAGCATACTTAAGCAGCGCTGCGGTTTCTTCTTCGGTTTTGCCCAATGCTGCACCCATGCTAATCACAAAAGGATCATCCGATCGAAATTGCGTTGCAAATTCCCAGCCATCTTTTAATGACTGGTCATTCGATGCTGCAACAGCGCTTTCTACGGCATCGCGTAAGTTTTGAGCGTTTAACGCTTTGCGTATTTGCCACGGTGAGCATGTATAGACTGGCGCAGGAGCCAATGTTTTATCAATCTTAATCATTTGTCACCTCTGGAAATGTATTCCACTCAGCTCCAACTCCGTCCGTCAAATCTTCGTCATCACACGTCCAGTATGCGCGGTCTGTGCGGTCTGTAGGAACATCAGCAGCGTCGATTATTTTGAACGGCTTGCCTTCCGGTACGTCTTTGAATGCAATAGCTTCAATACCGTACTTAGCAAGTGCTTCTTCAGTGGGGCGCACTATTGCCAATACGCCGTTTTCTTGTTTGTAGATAATCACTTGGCTCATAAATTGACCTTAACGAAAAACCGAAATATAAATACCTCGAAAATCTAAGGCTGTACTACCAACCGAAGCATTAGACCCGCAAAAAACTCTAAAATTTGTCGTTGTGTTTAAGCTTTGTTGAACATAAACATTTCTTGGTGTAGCAGAAACAGCAAATTGATTTACATTGTCAGAATCAGTATCAAATCCATAACAGATTGAATAATCTGAATCAGGCATTGCTGTGGTTAAATTAACCGTATAATTTCCTGTTCCTTGGTCAGTAATACTTGACACATTACCGCTTGCGCGTATTGCCACCGTACCTGTACCGTTAAAGTTTACCCACGCTCTGCATTTATATTCAGGGTATAAAACTGAACCACCGGGAATAACACTAGATTGCTGGCCATTTGATGCAATTCTCACGCGCTCAGTTAATGTATTACTCAATCGAGTAAAAAACGCTAAATAGCCAGATGTGGCTGGATTATCTAGTACCCCTGTAATTTGCGCCCCTGGAGTAAATGCAGCCCCGTTTCTTGCTCCTAAATCTATATTAGTGCCAGCAGCCCCGGCTGTAGTTACATCCAAATCTCTGTATACACCTACAGCATTGGACGCGCTATTTGCAATATGTGCTTTATATGTTGGGTTTGGAACTCCTACGCCGAAATTTCCACTTGCATCCCAAGTAGGCGCTCCTGTTGATAATTTTGAAGGCGTTACAAATCCATCCGCCATTAGTGGGTTGCCGTCACCTTTTTGATAAGCAAAAACTATCCAACCGTTTGCAGGCGTTCCATTAGGTACAACTATTGCTCTATCATTCGCCGCCGTGGTTATATTTGCTCCACCCGGTAGTATCAGGGTAGTGGCGTTGTGCGTTAAAGTCAAAGCGCCATTAAATTTTAGATAGCGTGGACCGTTATAGTTCGTCCCGAAGCTCGTTATTGTTGTTGTGCCGGAAATGTTAAGTAATACCGTATTTTCTGCGCCAATATCCGTAGTGGCTGCACTAGCTAAGGTAACTGGTTGCCCTTGGCTGAAAAGCTGTTCCCAGCGTAAAGAATTTCCCGTTGCAGTACCCGCCGCCAGTCCGGTTATTTTGTTGTTTCCAGCGTTTAGGTTTCCCGTTATTGGCGTTTGACCGTCTGCACTCAAAGACTGAGTAAGTGCTGCGGCTACGTCATTGATTAGGTTTTGCCAATCCACCGCTGTAGCAGAATTCCCGTTAGTTGCCGGGTTCCAGCTATTTGTGAGTAGGTTATAGGTTCCACTGCCGTTACGTGCCATCTTGCTTCCTTTACTGTGCGCCTAAAACTGGTGCTGTTCTATACGCGCCTTGTCTTAATGCTCTAATAACTTCAGGGGATACCATATTGTCAGAAAGCCCGGCTAATCTTCCTGCGCCATACATTGTCTCGCCCACAATTCTTGGGGAAGACATCGCCGCAAAAGCTAATGCAGCGGGTATGTTTCCGGTCAATGCCAATCCTGCGCCAGCCGTGGGTGCTGTAGCTCTTTGAATTCCTCTCGGCGTCCAGTCGCTTAATGCTTGTCCGGCAAGTTGCGGCAAAATTGGTCTTCCACCCGCTTCTTCTAATGCTCGAACTGAGGCCAGTCTTGCGCCATAATTAGTGTTTGCATTGTTACGCATAACAGACTGCAATTTCCGCAAAGCGGTGTCTGCCGTAGCTTTTTCGTTTAACGAAAGCGATCTAGTAACTTCCTCAAGAACTTCTGACGCTTGCGTGTAATCCTGCATTGTTTTTGAATAAATAGGCGCTTTTGTCGCTATTTCTTTTTTGATGCTTGCGTAAATGTTATCAACAGCAGCCCTTGCTGATTTATCCTCAAACGGCAATGATTCTCGAATTGATCCAATTCTCTGTTTTAATGCGTCCAATCCTTCCGGCGTGTGGTATTCAACAGGGTTCAATCCTTGCCATGCGTTGATTTCATCTGATACGTTTTGCAGTGCTTGAGCCACTCTTGGGTTTCGCGCTTGACCTTTGAAAGTATAACTTTCAACGGCTTTATTAAAAGCATTTTGTATTGGCGTCATGTCAATGATTTCTTGCGATTCCTTAACGCCAGCCATATTTTGCTTATATGCAGCAGTTCGCGCTTTCCTCATCGCATCCAAATTAGCCATTGCGTCATCAAGTACAGACATCATATTGGCATCATCAACTGGTCGCATTGCGTTACGGAATGCCTGCGCTTGCGCCCCGCCAGCTTTTCCAGCTTGGAATGCTTGCGACAAAGCCTCATCACCTACGCCAGTCGTTGTGCCTAAAATTTTCCTAGCTGCCGTTGCGCCTGACCTTGCCGCTGGTGCAACCAACGGAATAGCAGCACTAATAACCCCCGCCGTTCCCGCATCTTCGGGGTTAATCATTCCCCCCGCCAGTGCGCCAGTTGTTCCTGCCGCTCCTGCTCTCAAAGCTAAATCAGCGGCTTTTGCTCCGGTCGTAACAGGTGCGGCACCAGTCGTCATGCCTGACGTTCTTAATGCGTTTATTAAAGCGGGAGCGCGTGAAGCCACACCGGGTATCATTCCAAGACCTTTGGCAAGCGCACTACCAGCGCCAGCGGTTCCGGCTATTTCAGTGCCTATTTTCCCGACTTGGAAAGCTGCGGATTCTGGGTCTGCGCCCATTGATCGCAAACCTTCTTCTATTGCTTGTCTGCGTTCAGGGTTTCCAATAGATTGAGTATTTCCCGCTAGCAAATCATAAGGGGTCAGCAATGTCGCACCAATTGAGCCAGCACCACGAACCGCACCAGCCGCAAGGTTTGCTTTTTCAGCTACAGAACGTCGAGCATAATCAGCAACATTTTTGCCTAGTTTTTGTAATAGGCTAGGTTCTTTTGTCCCCAAATAAGCATTAGGGTCAAAAGATTTATTTGCAAGGTAAGCGTCCGGGTCAAAAGTAGGCATTATTGCATTCCTAATCTTGTTTTGATTTTTGCCGATCTTGGGTCATTAGGGTTAGCATTAGCCCAATCTAAGGCTTGTTGGTCTTGAGCAGAAAGCGCCCTGCCGCCACCAGTTGCATCTGGTGTTGGCATTCTATCTTTCGGCGGTTTTGCCAATCCAAGACCAAATAACCTGTCCAAGTTTGCTAATGCTGACCTGTTAGCTTCAATGCTTAATGTCGGGTCAGTCGCGGCCTGTAAGTAAAGCATCATTTCAGCATTACTGTTCATTTGCTGTGCGCTCATGCCTGTTGCTTCTTTTATCAGGTTCATGAGTAAAGGTCTAGTTTGCGCTATTTCTTGCCGTTGTCTTTGGTTTTCTGTTCCAACAGCGCCACCAACAGCCTGCCCGACACCGCTAGAGCTTAGTCTTGCCGCAATGTTTGATAAAGCGCCCTGCTGCGTGCTTGTTATGCCGCCGCCTTTTTCCAAAGCATCATAACTGTTACTTAGTTGGTTAATAACTGTGGATAGCTGCTCTTTTGCTTGCGTTTTTGTTTTTTCTTTTTGCAAACTTGCCGCAGCTTGTGGGTTATATAAAGGCATTCCTTGCGCTTGTGATTGCGGTAATGTTACAGCTTCGCCTTTTGCTCCAAGAACCGTAACATTTTTTTCTGGCCGTAAAACTGCCTGCAAATTTGCCATGCTGGCTTGATGCGCTCTATTTTCTGCCGCTAATTGCGATTGAAATTCTCGCTGTGCTTGCGCCATTTGTTCACGGGTGGCATTTTGCTCACGCATAGAATCAAGCCTTGCTTGTTGTTGCATTTGCAATTCTTGAATGCGTTGCTGTCTTTGCAATTCTGCCTGTTGTCGTTGAAACTCTCTTTGTGCTTCACGTTCCGCTTTTTGTGCTTCAATTTGCGGTATTTGCGCCATTCCTTGCATACCAAATTGACGCATTGCAGCATCAGGTGAAGTGCTTAGTGCGCGAAACGCTGCGGGTATGTTTTGCGGTCTGGCGGGCTGTGGTGGCCCTGCAACATCAGGCGGCAATACTTCCGCTGGCCTGTCCTGCATGTTTTCATTAAACCCATGCAAGGCATCGGCTAAAGCTTGCTGTCGTGTAGTTTGTAGCTGTCTTAGCTCATCTTCTGCCATTTGTTCGCCACGAATACCACCAAAGCCACGTAGTCCAGCCGCAAGGTACTCTAAGGCATGGGGCGCAACAAATCTACCACCTACCATTCTGCCTTGTGGGGCTTGTGTTTGGGCTTGTTCGCCGTAGCGTCTGCGTCTTGCGTCTATTAGCTGTTGTTCTAGGTCAAAGTCTCGCATAATCCACCATCTTGTATCCGTTTACATGAGATACCGCTTCGGGTATAACTTTCTCGACTTCTTGCGCCATAACACCAAATTGCGTCGGGCTTCCCCATATATATTCGTATGAGTAAATAGTTAAGCCATTGCCCATTTTTCCGACTGGTTTAATGTTCTTTTTCAAACGTTCGTCAGAAAATAATCCTTTAAGTGCGTTGCCGCCAAGTGAACCGCCAGCTATTCCAGGTGCTACCCCAGCTACAGGAAGTCCAGCCAAACCTAGCCCTAAGCCAAACAATCCCCCCATCATCCCACTACCTGCGGCTTGGTCAGCGTTATATGCGTCCATTTGTGCGCCATACCCTAGCTGCGCGGCTTTCATCATGTCGGGACCGGAAGTCGTTGCCTGTTGTGCAAACTGTTGGAATTGCGGGGCTTGTACTTGGTTGCCAGCTCTTAAGGCGTTAATCAGGTTGAGCGGTCGGTCTTGTAGGTAGGCTTGTTCTTGTAAGGCAGAAGCGCGGTTAGCTTGGTCAAGGTTTATGCCTTGTAATGCAGCTTGCAGTCTCAAGTCGTTAGCTTGTTGGCCTTGTATTGCCATCTCGCGCGAGAAAGCATCCGAGCCTAGACCAATGCCAGTGTTTGCTAACCGTTGCCGTGTTGCTTCTTCTTGAGACTGTAGTTGTGGGTTAAGTCTGGCCAATAACGCTTCTTGCGCGGTCTGGCCTACGTCAATCGCACGTTTAGGTAAAGCGCCAACATCTAATTGAGGGTTTTCAAATATCGAGCGTACTCTGTCAAAGCCAAGGTTTGCCACCTCACCATACTTGCGGTTTAAGGTAAGTTGTTGGTCAAGAGCGGCCTGTGCTTCGGGTGTCAGCTCCATTGTTTGCTCCCAGCCTGTATCTGGGTCGTATTCCATGAAGTCTTCGGGTTTTGGCGCGTTGCCTTGTCCGCCATCAGGTCTTACTGGTTGTATTGTTGCCCATCCAGGCCTAGCTTCGCTACCTGGCGAATCTCCTCCGTAACTTAAATTTTCGCCGTCTCTTAATTTTTGGTAAGTTTCTTGCCGAGTTTGCAATGGGTTTTTGTAATTTTCAAGCGCTTTGTTATAGGATTCGTAGTTAATCTTGCCCACGGGCGTTTGTTTATAGGTTAAACGTCCGTAAGGCGTGTATTGATTAATTCGGTTAGCTCGAATCGCTGCGCGTGTAGTTTCAAGATTGCCGCGTGTTGTTTCTCGTGCGGCTTTTTCATAATCGGGTGCGGGGGGTGGGCTAGAGCTGCACATATTTACCTCAATTCATAAACCATTTCGGTTGCCATATTCTTAAAACCCATTCTTTGCCATAACTTGCTAACTCTTAAGTCAGTCACGGCTGTACAATAGGCTTTTTGAACGTCAAGTTTTTTTAGTTCAGCCAATATATGCTGTACTAATTTCTTGCCAATGCCATTCCGATGGTTTCGGGTAACGAATAACGCATCTTCTTTGGCTATTTTATCACCGTTGTGCATATCATTGGTGATATAAATCAAACAGTAACCGACACATTCAGCGTCGTGTTTTACAATGAAAAACTTTAACCAGCCATCATTATTAAATTTGATGTACCTGTCTAATTGCGGGTTAAATGGTGAAGTTTTTATGCCATCTTTTTCTAATCGTTCTTTCATTTCTTGGTAATGCTCACTTGTCAATCGACAAAAATCAGGCAAATTGCTTGCTATTTTTGCTTCATGAAAAGTGTACATATTTAGCCTTATAAAACAGAGTTTGACGGCTGGAAAAGATAATCGACATTATTGAACCTAACCTCAGAGCCGTTATTCTGTACTTTCAACCTTAACGCTGCACTATTTGCCACCGCGCCCACTGTATTCCATCCGGTTATTGGTCTTAACCCGCCACCCCAAACCATCGACCCCCATACCATCGTTCCCCACACCATACCCGTGGGTGGTGTGTAATTCAGTGTACCTTGAGCGTCTTGGGCTAAATAATCAGTGTTCAGTCCGTAAAGCACCGATGGGCTGCCAGTCGTTAAAATATACGGCCTGACCATCGTGAAATACTTATTGAAAGCTTTGTTACCGAAGTAATTAAAGGCTGGTAAGCAGTCAGCTTGTATAGGCGTTGTGTTGTCTAAGTCGCCGACCCATGCCTTATAAACTTTCGTGTTGTCGGCGTAATAAAGCCCGGTAGAAGCGTGTAGTAGTACGTTAGCGTTCCAGCCAACAAACTTAGTCCATGCGCCCGTAATCGTGTTTTGTGCGTACTGGTAATTCCCGCCGGGGTTCGGTACGTTCAATAGCATCATGTTCGCATCAGGGTAGAGCGTTAATTGCCACCCAAACGACGAACCGTAAGAATTCGCTGCAATAGATACGCTGTTTTGTATCTTGTCAGTTAAGGCCACGCTTCTATCCACGCTTGCCGACAAAAGACCACGCCCCAACGGGAAAACACCCTCAGTCGTGTTAATGGCCAAATCCCCGCCGTACTTCTCAGCGCATCGACGGCCAAGCGGTTTACCTAGTTGAAACACCCCAACTATCGAAAAATCACCACCTGAACCTGGGTTACTTCCTCGATATACCGCCACTTCGCCCATCGTCGAGATTACGACAAAATGGTCATCAGCACCCGCGCCAGCGTCCACTGTCCATGTATAGCAGGCCATAATAGACCCGCCATCACGAAAGACAGTGCTTAAATCCAAAAAGTTAGCATTGCCGCCTACCTGTCCAACAGGCAAAAAAGCAATTTGCATGCTGTTTTTAACCACAAAATAAAGTCTTGACTTGAAAACGCACACATGCACTAGGTTTGATGTGGTGACACCCGTTATTGAGGGGCTTGACGTGTGGTCTATGTGTGCCCATGTCGTGCCGTTGTATAACTGCGGGTTATCTTGTCCGTTCACCAAGTACAGAAAAGACCCACCCGACGTAGTCACGTTAGCGTGCTGCCATTGTGCTGAAGTCTGCCCGGTCACGACTGCCGCGCCTACCGCTCCGGCTGTAGTCACGTCAAAAATGCTTGACCCTGCCGCCGCAAACAGTTTTGAGCTTCCACTTGTCGGCAAATACTCCACCAGCGTTTGCACCGGATTAGTAAAACCTGTAACGTGGTTAGTGCTGCCTTTTCTTACCCCTACATACGAAGGATAAGGCCACCAGTTATCAAGTATGAGCGCATATTGCGGCTTCATATCAGCAATGCTGTCTCGGTCATTTAGACCGCCAACCGGGGCAGGTATTGAGGTAGCTCGTGCTGTTGCCATTATTTGACACCCATCAAGCCCATAGGCTGATTGTTGCGTTCTAGTATTTTAAGCAGTCTTTCCTCACCGGGAAACACAACAAAGTTGCTGGTGCCGCCGGCGGCTCGTGAGCCAGCGTCTAGGTAGCGAATGCCGGGAATGCCTGCTTCTCTCATCAATTGAGCGGCCTGGGGTTTTGAAAGTTGTCGAGCTATATAATCATTTATTGCTTGCCCTGTCGTGCTTCCAAGTTCAAATGGTTGCAATGCGTCAGAAAGACCTGGGACGCGATTAGTTAACGACTGAATAGCTTTTAACGCTTCAGGTTGCTGACTGAGCGGCTTGTCCCAATCCAGCATACGGGCTATGGCTTCGTCGGGTAGGTCTACTTTGTAAAGATAGCCACCAGTTTCTGTTGCAGATTTTTCTCTTATTTTTCTAAGTTGCGCTAATTCTTGTTGAGCTTGTTTAATAATCTTGTCTTCAACGCCAGCCATTTCTGCTGATGTAAATTTAGGTTCGTTAGAAAATCGCTGACGCAATTCGCGTATTTCATTTATTTTGTCTTTTGTTGCGTTTTTAATATCGCCTGAATGCATTACAAGTAAATCATCTATGTTGCTATTTCCGGTAGTGCCAACCATTTTTCCTTTAGTAAAAATAGGTTTGCCGTCTATTGTTATAGTGGTAGATAAATCTTTTTGAAATAATTTTGCGGTATTAGGGTGTTCAGCAAAATAAGCTCCGTGTCCGTACGCTGTTGTTCCAGAACCCGTTCCTATCTTGGAAGCATCAAACGCTTCAAACTTATGCGGGCTTCCATGCCAGACTATCGCGCCCCTCTGTCCACCATATCCCGGCGTGTTCAGGGTTCTGGGTGCGGCTAGGTTTTCCAGTCCTCTATTTGCAGCAGCGGCTATTTGTGGGGCTTTCGCGGTTGCTGCCATAGG